AATTTGCGAGCTTCCTTTTCCCAGGGCTGATCCCAGTACTCCATATTCTCACAATACTTGTTACTCTTCCAACGAGTAAGACTTGCATCCAGCTCGTCCAGAGCAAATTGCTTGACGTGCACCATTTCATGGGCCAAATTTGCTAGCCAGTTACTGAAAAGACACAGATCAATTACAAAATGTCGCTTGTTCAAACACTCCACTTCAGCAAAAGTGCCGCCGTGAATAGTGGATTTGTTATGTATTTGAACTTCTATAGTGGTACGCAATCTGCTGATACCCAGTTGCTGGGCAAAGTCTTTAACAGCAGAACGAGTAAACTGTACTAGCTCAGGATTGAGCTGCCCGCCGTGTGGGCCAGTTACTGAAATTTGCATGTATTTACCTCTGCTTTAACCTACATATATATAGTACGATATTTTGCTGATTCTGTCAAGCATCTAAGTGCTTGATTTCATTGAACAAATAAAAAATTTGGCAGACGACCACGGATTCGAACCGCGACTAAAACTTTTGGAGAGTTCCGTGCTACCGTTACACCAGTCGCCTGTAATTACTTTATTGAGCTCTTTTGAACTCTTTTTTCAGAAACCACTTATTCTTTTTAAAGTACTCTGCTTCATTAGGATACTTGTTAGTATCTCCCCAAGCATCACATTCAACCAAATGATTCTGATACATTGTACCACAAAAAGCTCTAAATGCTGAATCTGGCCTTTGGAATAAATCTTCCGGGTTCAATATTGCGTCGTGCATGATTCCTCCTAACATTTATAATAGTATAACAAATTTCTGTCGGTTGTCAACATAAATATTGATATGAAATATAAAATATCTGCATTGTTATCAGCAATAACTCTCATGGTGGTTGTAGTAAGTTGTGGGGATTCAGGTCCAGGCCGTACAATAGAGGGCTCACATAACTACGAAGATAAACCTTTCGAGATCACAGTTAAAGTATATCCAACTAAAATGGCATTAGAAAAGGCCGTTAGAGATATGAACACTGAAAGTATCGAAGGATTTGCCGCATGGAAAGTATTAAAAAACGATCCAGAAACCATGACAGGGTGTACATTATATCTTAAGAAGCCCAGTGGTGTTCGAGATACCAGTGAGCTAACGACGTGGGGACACGAGCTCGCTCATTGCGTCTACGGCAGTTATCACCGCCCTGACGAACGTTAGATATAGTTGTGCCAACTAGGATGCTTAACAGTAAACGGTAGCGTCTTTCTGATGTTTACCAGATCGTAATAGTCAGGTCTATATGGCTTATTCTTGGGAGTAACCAGATGTGATCCTTTTTTACTATTACATGGCATACATGCCGCCACAATATTTTCCCACTCTGTCTTTCCGCCTTTGCTGATTGGTACCACATGATCCATTGTTACTGTCTTGATTGTGAGATCTTGATTACAATATTGACATTCGAATCTGTCTCTGAGACCAACATTAAATTTGCCTAGCCTGGGACTTCTATTCTTTCTGATATAATCTTTTACCATTATGACTGCTGGTACTCTGGTTTCCCAACTGGGCGAGCTTACTACCCAATCGTCATACCAATCCAAAACGTCCACTCTCTCCATCCAGATATATTTAATTGCTTCTTGCCATCGTACTGCACTTAACGGTAAGATGCTTAAAGGACTGCCGTCCCTATTCAAAATTAATGTATCCATTTTTAAATATACTCTGTAAAACTAGTTAGGTTTCCGCCATTTAGTCTGTACCAGGCGGCATCGTTCTCATTAAAAAATGTAGCAACACGTTTCGATATATAATACGGCCATTTCATGTTTTTGTCAAGCCGTACAAATGCCTGATGTGTGGGCTTTTCTTCCACGGTATAACTATAAGAATCATAGTGCTTCTTTAACAGCGATACGCCCTGATACGTAAGTCTCAGCCCATGATGCTCGTTATTCTTATATCTATAATTCTTAAAGGTTATTTGTAGAAGATCGCGGTCAGTGTGATTGGGTGTAGGTTGATCCTGATTTAACTTTGCGAGTGTTGCTGTAAGATCTGGCTTGATCCGTTCTAGAATTAATAACTGTAAACAGGTACCTTCATCCACACAATTATTTATCGCTGTCCACGATATCCGATTCCTGAACTACTTCGCCCGCATTTAATCTGACAACCTCAAACTTCTTAGTATCAAATAACTTGTTTAATCTTTCTGCAAGGTTAAAGGCATGGCCAGGATTTGAAAAAGAAACCTTTTTATACTTAGGGCCAGGATAACTGACTAGTATATTTAATATTCGTAGGTTGATAGGATCGCCTTCATAGAAGACGCTATAGATCGCCTCTGCTTTGAGTACTTGTTCTGATTTGTATGTGTTTTTATTTACTGCTTCTAATAAAACAGTAGGCTTTGGTCTACTCACCTGTGTAACTCCTGTGTTTTCATTATAATAGTATTTATCTTTTTTCGGAGTTTTATCAGTGTGTTTAATTAAATTTTACTTGTAAAATTACCTGTATTAGATCGTGTTTATTCTCAAAAGAAACGTAGCATTGTTGTCTTTCATACCAGTTATCGCGAGCGTAATCCATATCAGAATTTGGTATAAAATGCCAACCCCATTTGCCTGTAACAATCGATTGTATTTGAGCTATACAACTAGCAGGTAATCCGTATGCATTTATACCATAACTGTGGGCAAACCGTTTGTTGTAGCCACAGTTTTCGGGAACCGTCCAATCCACTTACTGATTATTGAGCTTTTTCATCTGCTGACGTGCTTCTAATTCAGAACGATATGGACCTGTGAATCCATATTTTGTTAACGTGCTGTATTTAGGACCACGAGCATGTTTCCAGCCCTTGTCAAAATTAATGCAGTAGTAACCTGCTGCATAATAGATTTTGCTACCTTCAATTTTAGTATATAGTGGAACATCAGGATTGTAGTCTGGATCGTTCTCATCAACCGCAAATGGCTCTTCATAATCCACTTCATATCCTTTGATGTAATAGGTACTTGGCTTTTGAATACTTTCTGTTATCTGCTCTTCAAATAACTTAACGTTACCAAAGTGCTCACAAACTGAGTCTTCGCCTTTAAATTTTACTAGCTCTTTGCCAGTAACATAAAAATAAGTTTCCTGAACATCTTTGTTTAAGATACCCAATTTATCTGGACCACGATGTACAAGCCATGCAACGTCAGAAATTTGTTGCAGCATTGCTTTATTAATATCATTCTTCGTCATAGTCTCTCCTGTGTGTACGTGTATACATTGGTTCGCGTTCTTTATTTATCCATGGTGGAACAGGCATTTTTGGATCACCCATAACTGGACGTCTAAACACTGTGTTGTCAACTCGTTCATAAATCCAGCAGTATTCTACTGGACCATTTTCCAATATCCACATTGCCTTTTCGGTGTCAGTCCAATCGTTATCGTCTTTCTTTTCCCTGAACTTATCGTCTAGTTCATGCCAATCTGAGTAGTCGTCGTTGTGTTTAAATTTCATAATTTAACTATTAGTGCTACCAATATTGCTATTAGCAGTATGTTTGTCATAAAAATTTCTATTGCTAGAATTGTGTGATACCATATCCATCTTGTTTTGTAAGCATTAGCGATAGTAACTTCTTCAGGATCTGTATCATCCTCCATCATATCAATTACTATCTTCTTTTCTTCTTTTTCTTTTATTAAATCCTCAGTTCCGAATAATTTCTTTAACCATACCATTATACCATTTCCATTGTATTTTCCGTTATACCGGCATTTAAAATTGTACCCATTTCGTTTGCCTGGTCAGCCAGTCTGTTTAATCCATGTTTACCAGCAAACTTCATGAAGTGGATACCAACATTACTGATGTGTGGCTTCTGTACCGCTTCTAAAATAGTCTCAATACATACTCGCTTGATATCATCAGGCTGTGCTGTAAGATCAATCAGTGTACGATTACGTTCATAATCTTCTCTTACTACATGCTCTACTTCATCATGGTCCACCCAACGTTGTAGCATAAAGTTATTGTAGTTGAAACCGCCACGTTTTCTGTCTTCAAATGCTTCTGCAATACCAACTTTGTTCTTGGTACCTTTCTTTCTGGCACCAGGGTATGCACTAAACACATTGTCAGATGAATCACCACGTATACATTTCTCAAACAATACAAATTCAGGATCGCCCAGTGTCTTAGGCTTGCCTGTCTTTTTATCTATAACAGGATTACCCTTCTTGTCAAACACACCTTCTAAAGTGATAGTTTGATCTTGTACACCGTTATATTGCTTTACGTTGGGTGCCATCAACTGATAAAAATCACTATCAGTGCTCAGGATAATGTGCTGATCATTTGGATGTGATTGTATCCACATAGCAATCAAATCATCTGCTTCTGCATTACCACACTTGATAACACTACAGTTAGTCTTATCGTTGAAGAAGTTCAGCATATCTTCATATGCTTCAAAGAAGATTTCATCATCTTCTATTTCTCGTGGTGTTCTTTTATCAGCAATCACTTTGCGGTTTGCTTTGTAAGGAGCATAAAAGTCTTTACGCCAACTTCTACCCTCTAAACAAAATACCACATGATCTGCATCAAAGTCATTCCATGCCTTTTTAATACTATTAAACATGATGTGCATAGCCATGCCCACACGCATGTTAATGTCTTTTCCACCGCCTACATGTTTAGCACGGAAGAACAAGTTCATTGTATCTACTAGCAAATAAGAAGCCATATTACTTTCCAAATGTTACAAACATTGCCTGGTATCCTGATGTAGGGCTAACAGAAACTTTTTCTCCTTTTAGCATAATACAATCACCTGACATTGTTTGCTGTACTTTATCCTCTGTTCTAATCTCTAGAACACCATTCACAACATAAATGCACATCTCTTTAGCATCGATGTCCACTTTTGTATTGTTCTGTATAGTATAACTTTTAATTGGCAGGTTGTCAAGTACAGAGTTCTGTGATATATTAACTCCATCCTTGTTTAAAATCTGCTTGTCACCTAGTTCGTATAAATTAAATTTAATCATTTCATATCATCCAATAAGTCGTCAAATGGAGAGCTATAGTCTGATTGTTTCTTTTCCAAATCAGCCTGTAAGTCTATTTTAAGATATTTGCTAAAATTAGACAAAAGATACCTAGCCATTTCTGGTGTTATATTATCCTGGATATGTTTGTCTATTACAGGTTGTACTGAGTGAAGTAAATTACTCAGTGCCTGCAGACTGTCCTGGTGTATCTTGTCTCTTGACGACATCTGTTCTCTCCCCTTGCAAACCATAATCTAAGTCTGCCCCTTCTTGCACTAATACAGTTCTGCATACTGCATTAAACCATTTGTTAACCACGTCTTCATCGCTAGCACCAGTGATACCAGCACTCTGCAACATCTTAACAAACTCTTCGTTCCAATCTAACTCAAAGTAACCTTGTGTAACGTTTTCAGGATCTACACCCATGTTTAACACTGACACCCAGGGTTCTTTATTAGCATTTGCTTCTTTTTTGTTATATTTGTTGTTGATCTTTTCCTGTTCCAGTTTAAGATCATCACCATCAAACTCGTATTCTGCCTGTGCTAAATCGTAATCACGGCCTTTTTTGCCCCAACTAGTTGGGTGCATTCTAAAAGGCACTGTTCTTTTAATCTTGCTCATCTTTCTTCTCTCTTAATAAAACTTTTTCTAGACTTAGTTTGTCCTTTAAACTTAGTATATATGCACTAACTGCCAACACAAAAATACCAGCACTCTCATATACAATAGCAACAGGATCTGTGCCTTTTGTTGTGAGCACAATCATTCTGGTTAATGCTGTGATAGCAATAATAATTGGCAATGTGACAGGGATCCTGTGATCCTTGTAGAAAGCACCAACCATACCCAGTATCTCAGCATAAATGAACAGCAGGAATAAATCTGCTAATGCCATTTTGCCCTGTGTGCTAAACATGCCCACAATGTCAAAGCCTGCGGCCCACACTGTGCCTGCTACAATAAACAACAGCAGTGCTTTTTCGACATGTAATATACAACGGTGTACAAACTTCTTTAGTCCTTTTCCGTTTAACACTTCTAGTATCCTCATTTTCCTATTGCGTTTCCATATATGTGTGCATGCACTCTACTAGTATAATAATATCCACGTTTGATTGCTTCATCACATATCATTGCTTCTGTCATTTTAAGACCTTCCACTGTACCACCAACACCCATTATCCAAACAGGCCATTCTACTCCAGCATCACGAAATGCTGTTACGTGTTGTGCAACTTCGTCCCAACTCTCTTCTGAACCATTTACCACAAACTTTAGTTGTCCATGGTTACTAATCTTTGCATATTGTGCCACATACTCAGGCTTGATTGCTTTCTTGTTTTGTTCTCCAGCAGTTGTCCACAGTTTAGGACTAACACTCCAATACCATTCATTACTGCTATCAAAACTGTACCAACTCAGGAAGTCTTTGAGCTCTTCAGAAATTTCTTTTGTGCCATTTGTTTCCACTGTTACTCTACTAGGCATGTTACCTCTGCGTTCAAACTCTCGCATAATTGCTACCAGATGAGGTTGTGTGGGTTTAAGCAGTGGCTCACCGCCTGTAAAACACATATCAATGTTTTGTCCTGTAGCACTGTGTACAAATGTACCTGTGGGTAATTTACTTGTGAGTTCATCAACTGTTTCTTCTACAGTTCTGTCTGTAATCAAGTGCTTGTATTTTTTGCTCCAGGTGTATGAACTATCACAACCTTTTGCAAATACAGGCAAATCCATTACATCAGTGATGTCGCTGATATCGATAGTTTCGTACGGTAAATCATATGTCTCTGGATTTGTGGGATCTTCCTGACCAAATCCATTACATTGCAAGTTGCACAAGAAAAACCTAATCCACAGACTAGGTATTCCCACATATTTGCCTTCACCTTGTGGGCTATAAAATGTTTCACTGTACTTTATATCGTTCATTTACCTTCCCAAGATACCAACAACTTCTGTGCTTTTTCACTGGATACATGACCGTAAACTTGTTCAAAGCTCTGAAATATCATTCCATGTAAACTGCTGACTTCTTCAAAGTTTCTGTTTCCATCTATTACGTCTTTTAGGCAATCCATAAATATCTGCTCTAAACCAAATGAATATAAGTCTCTAAAGGTCTGACATTCTGGAGAAAATACTCTGCCGTATCCAATTACACTGAGATAAACCCAGTCGCTGACAGCAGTGGTATTTAAATCTACATTTCCTTCAACATCTTCCCACTCAAACTTAACAAAATCTTTATCTGATATTTCGTTAATGTCAGTAAATGTATCTATGCATTCAAATAATTCTGTTTCATTTACCTGGAATCTTTGTATAACCTCTTCTACAGTATTATACCTACTAACTGCTTCGCAAACATCTTTAACAGCAACACAGGTACGATCAACTACTAATGAATTATTACGTCCTCTGGTGCTTATCATCTAGGAGCAAACTCCTGTTGTAGTTTAATGTTATCAAAGAACTCCTTCTTTGTGCCAGTGTCAGTAAAGAATTGACCTTTTAAAACTGTGGTCTGTGTTAAACTACTGTGAGCCATGATGCCTCTGTTTTCACAACAACCATGTGTTGCCTGAATGTAAACACCAACGTTATCACTGCCTGTTGCACTCATAATTTCGCGGGCGATGTCGTTTGCAAGTTCTTCTTGCAGTGTACCACGTCTAGCACACCATTGTGCAATTCTTGTGTATTTGCTCAATCCAATTAGTGTATCGGCAGCAATAATACCAATATATGCTACACCACTAACAGGCTGATGATGATGCGAACACATACTTTTTAGTTCACTACGTACAACCAACATTCCCTCATAGCCATCTTCAACATGATTGGGAAAAGCGGTTGCATTAGGCTTGGGCAAGTATCTGCCGCTCATAATTTCGTTTACATACATTTTAGCAAGACGTCTGCCTGTGTCCTGGCTATTAGGATCTGAATTTCTATCAATGATAAGACTATCTAGTACACCTTCAAACTTAATTGTAAGTTCTGCAATCAGTGCTTCTGCATCACCTGGCTCCAGGTATTCACTGATGTTATCACCAGCCCAATATCTGCCTCCAGCGTCTTTAATTCTTTTAGTAATGATGTCTGATATATTATTCATTTTTCCTCCATTATAATACCGTTTTCCCAGTTCTCTGCGACGTCTTCTGCATAGTGTTTGTTCTTACCTGGCAATGCTCTGCTCTCAATCAATTTGCCATCCTGATACATATCTACTACAAAGCAAGCATCTGGGCCAGCATGCCCATTCGCATGATACTGTACAAACTTTATTATACTACTTCTGTTATTGTTTGTCAAGGTTGCCTCCACCTGATAGTTTCCTTTTATTGTATGCGATTTCGTCTTTAAGGCGCAACTTCTCTCGTTTCATTTCTTCAACGATGTCGTCCCTTTCAAATTTTTTGTATGCCTGTTCGATGTCTTTGTGCAACATCTGATGCTTTTCTTCTAAAGCATTGATATGATTTAAAATCTTTTGCTCATTCATTTTTTCCACCAGTTTTCCCAAGGAAATACAAACCATTGATCTTCCTCGAGTCTACTGATAGTTCTTGCACTGTATGCGACTTCAAAATCCTCATCTGTATTCTCTATCGCAACTGCGTAGTCTACTACTGCAAAACAAGTGTTAGAAGTTACAACTTCGTGTATTTGCCTTAATGTTTCTCCTGAATCTAAAATGTCGTCCACAATCAAAATATCCTTATGATCGTATTTAGATAAAAGAGTTCTTAATTTTTCCATTTCTTTGATCGCACCATCCCTGGTCTGCCATACTAGTGGCTCTAATGGTACATCATTAAAGTAGTTGCTGAATTTAACACCCATGTCTAAACCGCCGCGGCTGAGTGCTATGATAAGATCTGGCCTATATCTTTTATTGGCCATTTGCTGAATTATGTCTGCATAATAACTGTCCATATGACAGTGACTTAGGTACTCGTATTTAGGAGTAGCCATTACTTCCTCCTCTTTGACTTAGTCTCCCATGCCCAGGCATGTTCTATAATATCAGTTAGGGAATACTGCGGTTGCCAGCCAAATGTTTCTTTGGCTAATGCTGTGTCACTAAAGTTTCTTTCTGCATCACCTGGACGTCTGTCTACGATATCGTAGTTCACTGTTTCTCCTGTGACCTTTTCAAACTCTTTAATTACTTCCAACACAGTAGAAGGATTACCACTGCCTATGTTAAAGTATCCACTCTCTGAGCTTTCGTCTGTTAAATAGTTCATTGCAATAATATGTGCTAGTGCAATATCACTAACGTGAGTATAATCTCTGGAGCCAGTGCCGTCAGCAGTATCGTAATTGCCACCGTAAACAGTGACAGTCTCACCGGCAGAAACTTTTTTACAAATACTTGGAATCAGATGCGTTGCAGGATCTTGAGTATATCCATGACTGTTATCTGGTAGTGCACCAGCGGCATTAAAGTATCTGAGGGAGGCAAACTTAATACCATAAGCCATTTCATAATCAGGCAAAATGTCTTCAATAATGCTTTTGCTTAAACCATATGGACTAACTGGATTTTTTAGAGCAGTCTCTGGTGTAGGAAACTGGTCAGTTTCTCCATACACTGAGCTACTACTGCTAAAGATAAAATGTTTTACTCCAGCATCAACAGCATGATTAAGCAGGCTAATTGTGTTAGCAACATTGTTAGCATAGTATACACCAGGCTCTTTCATGCTACGACCCACTTCATGTTCAGCCGCCAAATGTATAATAGTTTCTGGCTTTACAAGGTTAATTAATCCTGCAACCTGATGGTTATCAATGCTAAAAGGATACTGGGTAACGCCAGCCTGTTCCTTCTTTTTGGGATCAATGTTTATCACATTGTGCCCTGCATCAGCCAAAATTCTACATACAGCAGATCCAATAAATCCACTACCACCAGTAACTAGTACTGTTTTACTTTCCATATCATTCATACTCTTTAAACCACTCTCTAATACAAGTTTTAGCACTTGGTATTGTTATGGTTCCCTCATTATAGTTTGTTAGAGCTTCACACACCATGTCTACACTTTGTTCAAAGCGATCAAACAGATGTTTCTTATCATACAGTTCTGGATATACCAGTCTGTTAGGTAATACAGGCGTACAGCCTAAGTAAGCAGCTTCTGCAACACCGAAGCCAAAGTTTTCTTGTAGAGCGTAACTTACTATTACCTTGCTTTGTCCAAGTAAACGATAATAATCTTCCTTGGATAAATTTAATTCCTGTGTTTTGAGGAACCTCACATTAGGAACAGTATCACTTATGCGTTCTGTAACCTGTTTTGCCAGTTCATCAAACAACCAGGGTTGTTTTTCGTCACAAAGTCTACCATTGAAAATTACAATAGGTTCCTTGTAACTGGTGTCAATTAAATCGAGCCCCGTGTGGTCCACAGGTAATCCTGTTACGACCAACTTGTCGGAGCCCACGTACCTCTTTTTAAGAATGTCTTGTTTTATAAATTCACTGGCACAATAAATTTTATCACTGATGTCAAATATGATATCTTCAAAGTTTTTTGCCCAACGTTCCATATCACGAACAAAGTCAGTGTCAGTAAAACTACCTGCGTGTATAACACCTGTAATCTTTGCATCTACTTTGTGGAAATAGTTCATGTATGCAATGCTTTCTACACCTGGAAACCAAATATCACTGAAGAAAAAAGTGTCGCCATCTTCTACTTCACCACGTTCATACATGCCAGCAATCATAGCCATTTGCATACTCTTAAACTTGCTGGTGTAGGCCGCATTTAGAAAACATCCTGTGGGTAAAGGACCTGCTGTGCCAGCCGCCTCTGGATAAATTTTTACCATTGGGATATTGTTATCACTAAAATGCTTCATGATATCACGGTCCATATGAACAGTGTATCTGCCTGGAATATGTTCTAGTGGTACATAGATAATTTTAGCCATCTTTTTTGTCTTTTTCCTCTAATACTTCACCATAGTCTACTACATGAGTTACTGGTTCGTCAAGCCCTTGTGCATAATCATTTAGGATATCTGCCTCTTCTCTTGTAATTTTCTTAGGTTCAGTTTTCTTTTTGTCATCAGTCATAAGATATCCTTACAATGAGTTTTTCTTTTCCTGGATTTCTTTGCGTCTTTCTTTAACAAGTTTGCCAAGTTCACCCAGTGCTTTACGAGCTCTAGCCGCAGATGCTTTAACACCTTTAGTTTCGAATTTCTCGTTTTCTTCTAAATATGCTTCATATTGAGCTTTAATTTTTAAATGATTCTCTGTCATTTCATTCTCCTTTATTAATGAAGGGTCACTTCATTTGTATTTTTGAATTCAACATTTTTGATGAATTCAAAATCTTCTGCATACAGTTCTTTAATGTATGCCTTGTTAATATCAGTTACAACCTTAGCACTAGCATTTAAGTTAGTATATGGGTCATAATCTGTGTTTCTTTCCTGAGCCCAGCCATAATAAGAAATAATATCTTTCAGTACATTGTTATCGTCAAGATAGAAAAAATCAAATTTTTCAGGTATTTTATTATACATTTCTTTTAAAAAATATGTTTGTGGGAAAAAATGTGTATCTACAATCTCTACTAAATTTTTTTTATCTCTGGACTTTTGACCATGATCTCGACGATCATGTATAGGCTGACTTAATTTGTGATTATCATTAGGTAAACCATGCACCAAGAACATGTTAGTACCACTTATAAATCTTTTATATGGATTTCTTAGAATACATAATACCTGTTTGATTTTACTGATATGAGCATCTAAATCTATATAATGTGTTAGCCCTAGCCAATCTTCAACCTGCTGAGTATTATTAATATAGTCATGTACTCCCATATTAGCAGACTTGGGAATAGGTAAAAAAGCAAATCCAGTATGAATGTTAAGCAGTCCGTTGTTAAGCATGAAGCCGCCCTGATATGGTCCACGCCGCAATGCGGTGCCAGGCATTCTTACGTATTGTTCTTTAAGCTCTATCATATTCTATTTCGCAACCGTTTTCGTTATCTTCGGCTACAGAAATCTTTAGCCAGCGTCCAGGATACTGCTCCTGGATTTTCACTGCCAAGTCATCTGCGATCATTTCGCAACTCTTGTAATCCAATTGCAATGTGTCTTGTGCATACAGTCTTTCCATCCATCTCTTGAACTGTATAAACTCGATATCTCTATCGTTGTGGAACACTTCAATCCATACCCTAAAATGGAATGTGTGCCTATGTGGATAACCGAGAAAAGACACGTCGTCCCAGTCGCCTGTTGCTAACTTAGGATCAGTGTCCGCACCAGGGTATTTGTGTATACCTTCTTTGTTAAATGTTACCCAAATAGTTCTCATAATATACCTTATACAAATATTGCTACTATAACTGCTAACACTGAGATACCAATAGCCAGTTTCTCACCGTTTGTTAAATCATTCCAATCCATAATTAAAACCAAATCCTTTTCTGTATTACTTTGAGTGCATCCACTCTTTCTTTTGCAATTCTTTTCCTTGCGGCCTTTTTAGCATGATTAGCATTGTTTTGCTTATTTCTAAAAACCCGTGTCTTATTTTTAATTTTCTTCATCTAAATCCTTTTCATATATTGGCAACCCGTGCTCAGTATAACCTACCAAGTCGTCATGCCAGTCCATACACATCACAACACATCCTGTGCTGTAATACTTAAACATCACCAATGCCACAAAGACGCAGAAAAGAGCTAGTAAAGCTCTTAGGTTTGTGTTCTTGCCGACTACAACTTTTCTTCTCAAGTATTGTCTCCGTCTCTGTACGCAACGCAACTCTTGTCAAATACGCCTGCCTCTGCTGTCGCATTCGCATTCTGCTTCTCGCATTTCGCAACATTAGTTTGTGATCGTTTGCTGTCATCTGTCTGCTTCGCATTGCCTTTCTCCCATGGTAGTGGTATTGTATGTCCTGCTTTCTTTTCGCTTACAAGATGTGAACTCATGTATGCAAAAAATGCCATAACTATAATGACTATAGCACTAAAAATAAATTCAATTATCGCCATAATGTTCATCCAATAATTGCTCTAACTCTGGTGGAAACTCAGCACCCATAGCACCGAGAAAATCTATAAAGGATAAAAATACCTCTTGTAAATTTTCTTCTTGCTTAAGATCAGTTACTTCTATAACACTGGTTATAGTAGAACGACCTTTTTTACCGCTAAGATTTATTTCCATATTAATATATTATACATTATCATTTGCTATTGTCAAGTACTTTTAACGGTGAAGTGTATTTGGTTTTATGTACAAAACTGTCGCGATCCAGCATTTTGTGCAAGTCATGATACCAAATACCTGGGTTCACCATCTTCTGTGCGTCTGTAACGGCCACAGTGGTATTATAGTTATACTGGGCAATATATGGCAAATCGATTTTAATGAGAGGAATGAAAGTGTCATACTCTGTCATACCCCCCTCTAAAAATTCTTCACCATACTTGTTGTCAAAACTTAGTGTTACCCACACTTTGCTTTGCAACATTGGTATGATAGTCTTTTCCCATCTGGTCCATTCAACATTACCGTTAGGTTGAAAACTATCGTTATATCCCAAATGAATATGTGGGCAATGTTCATTCAGAGCATACATCAAAATTTCTTCTTTATCATACAGACCTTCTACAAACAATGTACGTTGCTTGTGTGCCGGAGTTAAATGAAATTCGTCGCCCACATAAAAAGTCATTAAACATCATCTCCAATAATATCTTCAAAGTTTGTATATTCTTCTGGAGTATCGTCTTGTACATCATCACCAAAGGAGAAGAAGGCATTGTCCAGTTCTTTCTCCTGTTGTAGTTCTCCAAAACTTAGTTCGTCCAAGAACGGTTTCCATTCCTTAATCATACCATATGGATCTGGACAGTTAGGATCTAGTAAATCCTGTACAAATGTATCAAAGTATACTACACTATAAGGTACATAAGGACTAAACTCATTTGTGTTTTTAGTCTTTTTGTCTTTTACCCAATCTTTATAGCACAAATTTGTACGGAATTTTTCTACATCAGCAAGTCTGTTTGCTTCTTGTACAGCAGTTAAGTGATTGTACACACTGTGAGCCATGTAATACATGTATGTATTAGTGTCCCAACTGGTGCTGTCTGGTCCTTTAGCCTTGCCATTTCTGTCTAAATCGCCTTCAGCCATACAGCAAATATCGCCTGCTGTTAGCCTTTCCATGATAGGACTGTGTGCAAACGGCATGGGTAGCTCACTGTTCTTCAGACGTTGTGTATCAATAGCACTGTCCATAAAATATCCAAAACGTTTAGGACTAAAGTAGTTGTAACTATATGTGCTACCATATGCTGTATTAACAAAAGGGCTTGCCGCATCAAAACTTAATACAATATTAGGAGAGTCATGTTTTCTCAACATGCGTTGTATGCTGGTCAAATAGCAAGCCCAATTCAGTTTACCTGTACCCAGGAAGTGGATCCAACCTTTGCCTTCCAGCAATCCGTCTTTACGCAGATCCAGGATACGTTTTAGTGCTAGGTACATATTACTCTTGTTAATACCTGCCATTGCAAAACCTTCCAGTGTCAAATCACGATCGCCATATCCTTCTTGTACAAAATTAGGATCACTAAAGTGTTTGATACTTTCGTACCAATGATCACTAGTGGCTTCATCGTTACCACTGAGAATGTTCATAAACTTGGTTGCACCCTTGACACGATTCTTCAAAAAGTAATCAATGTTAAGTTGCGTGATATCAATACATGTCTGGAAATCTTTTAATCCAGTACGAGCATTAAGGGGAGGGATACTGGCAACTGAAGGCACATCAAGTATCATACTCCAGTCTGCTGTTTTCTCCAGGTATCGTAAAATCTTTTCACAAAGTTCTAAACGAGCAGGATCATTAGGATCGGTTGCATTAGCCCAATCCATTTTAATAACACCAGTAGCAACCTGGAAACCACCTGAGTCACCCAGTATCACTGTCTGATTTCTGTCACGTTTTTGTATCATGGGCTCATCATCGTCAGCCTTTTCCAGGTTAAGTTGTGCATGCCCTGCACTGTAAAGTCCAAAGGGATAATGATAGTAACTGCCTTCATTTTTAAGAAAGTCTAATCCTTCATTACCTAACTCAAAATCTTCAGGGCATCGACTGTTTTCTTTGTCCCTTGTGGTAATCTTGTCTAATTGTTTTACATAGAAACTACTAATGGCTGGCAGATATACCGCATAGTCTCTCTGTGTTTTACCCAAGTCTCTCATATTAACCTCTTGAAGGTAACAAGTAAGTGTATTCGCCTAATCCACTGTGTACTTTAATCTGTAATAAGCCTTTTACATTAAAGCTCATTACTACATTGGCACTATCGCTCAAACGCAAAATCTTTAACACAATGTCAAGTGGCCAACGGAATTCATGTGTAAGCTCACCGTCTACTGCTTCAGCAACTAACACCTTTGTTCTATCTCCACCGTTATCTCCTAAGTGGAAGTATAGTTTGCCATCTTCTGTACGTGGGCTGAATGTGCTTTCAAACGCACTTAAAACACCGTTAAAGTATGTTAAGTCCTTTACATTCTTTTGTGTAGGCACAATGTTAATATCAAACTCTGCGCCTTTAAATTTGATGTCTTTTAGTTGCTGGTTAATAACATCAGCAAGCATAAATCTATAACTTGCATTAGTACCGTCTGCAGCAATAAACTCTACCTCTGTGGGTACAGTATTACCGTTACGTTCTTGTGTTACTACTTTAACTGTAGCCGCTTCATCATCAAAGCCTGGATACTTGATGTAACCATCCAGTACAGCCATACGACTAAGTCCCACTGTATGATCTACAAAGTCAGGAACAGGGTTAACTGTTTTACCTTTTACAATAACTGACTTTTCAGCATCCACAGTTTCAATATTAGTCTCTTCACCAGTACCTGTAATTTTAACCATTTCAAAGATGCCCAAACTATGTGTGTGTTTAAGTACATCTTTAAATGTGTCTTTAATATAATTGTCTGCCATGTGTGTTTTCTCCTGTATGTGAAAGGTATTTAGGCCTTTGCACTCTGTTTCTCTGCTTTTTTTAGCATACGTTTATGAAAATGTAATCTTAAATATGTTTTTCTGGTCAATGCAAATACTGTAAAAATACTTGTAAGCATTACACTAGTCCAAAATGCACTCATTCCTACTTCAAAAGCAAAAGCCACAAGTATAAAGTTTAAAGGAACATTGACTGCAAACGCGATTCCTGTGTCTGCAACTGATTCCTTAAATGCATTCCAAAGTCCATATTCATTCATATAAATCCCTAAATTCTATAATAGCACTATTTGTGTATCTTGTCAACAATATTTTCATGTGTTGTAATCCACGATATTTGATAACACTCGTTTACACTGTGTAACGTCTTCTGGGTGCACATGATAGCCCAGTGACAATAATACTCTTAGTGTTTTTCCCTTTACTGGTGTTGCACTATGAGTATCAGTTCCAGCCCAAAGACTCCATGCTTCTCCAGTTTTTACTTCGTACATTTTATTTCCTATTATGGGGTGGCCACCGTCATCACCTGCCTGTAGCATAATATTGATTCTTAAATGTTTCCAACCGTCACTGGCATTTTGATCAATATGCTTATACACCCCTTTGGCTTTTCCTATTTCAGTTTCAAACAAACAAGAAAATGCATGTGGATACTGTTGCCTGGACTCTCTGGTAATTGCTCTTATTCGTATATCAGTAAAGTTTGATAAAAAACTATCACTGACTTCTTCCACCGGCTCTTCCATCACAGTTTGATCCACATACATAAAAAATCTACCTGCATTCACATAATGTTCTTGATCGTATGCATAGTTAGAGCTATAAGCATCACCGTTAATGGACTGGCAATAATCTATTGCATTGCTTATAAATTCTTCTGTTAGTTCTACGTTTTGCATCAGAAATCAAAAAACTCATCTAGAGCGGCGCTGTCATTAGCACGACTTAAATCCCAACCCATTGCACCCAACACATTGGATATCTTTTTATCCAATACACTCTTTTCCATTGCATCTTCATCAAAGGGTAAATCTTTAAACCATTCTGGCAGATGCATTTCATCTGTGGGATAGGCTACATTGGTGTAGCCCATTGGATTACTTTTCAGTTTGCACACAATTACTTTCATACCATCCACAATGTTCATACTGTACGCATCAGCGTTCATGTTTTTAAGATAATTCCAGTGTATGCTTGCACTAACATGCCCTGGCACCATATTATTTTCTGGTGTCAACTCTTTTAGGTTCTGTAAGGATCTGTGCGTCTTGTTTAGTGTAAGCGGATTTTTACCACTTATGCCTTTTATCTTTTCATACTTGGTTGTGTATTGTGTTAAATTGTTTACACGTTTAGGCATGCCTTTTTGCCAAGCCGGCAAGCCTCTAAAGTACTCTTTAAAGTCTCTGATCTTTTTAATGACATCTGACTCACTCATACCCTTCAGTGAGTCTCCCAAAACCTCTTCCAAAAAGTCTTGTACAAACTCTGGAGTATCAGAACGTTTGACATCCATGCCCATAATCTTGAGCTTGCCGCCCTCTGGCTGGTACCCTTCGATATCCAAACACTGTATAGCATATCGCTTTTTAGTAATAAACAAACCAGCACGACCAACTACTTCTCGTCCCGCTTTCATAACCTGTCCCGCACTTAACGGTACGTTAAAATCATCTTTAAGCATTTGTGGGAATGTATCACTAACCTTATCTGATATGTGATCATACAATGCAATAGCACTGTCTATTGTTAGTTCTTCTCCTTCGGGGAGGGCAGGTACAGCCGAGAAATACACTGAGTCTGTATCTCCGTATATAATGGTGTCACCGGTGTGATCATATTTGCCTGTAAGCATGCGATTTGTTTCTGCTCCCATGTGCTTTGTGATGCATCTTCCAGTGAGAGTTGTTGACTGACCAATCCGCTTATCGAAAAAACGACAACCAGGATTAAGAATAGCGCCATATAAACTATTGAGGTTAATCTTTTTAACAAGTTGTCTTTTGTCCCAGAATGCAATTTGTTCTGGATCCGTTGCCGCCTTCTTCTTGGCTTGTAGTTCTTTTCTTTCTGCATACCATCTCTCCAATAGTCCAGGAATAATACCCTGAAACTCTTCTGCTGTTTTAAAGATGGTACCGTTTGCACTGATGTTCCAATTTTGTCCGCTGTGGAATATCAGGTTGTAAACGTCAGCACCAGTAACATCCAAGTTACTGCCATCTTCCATGTCTAATTTCATAATATGATCAACATCTTTGTTAATCATAAACTCGTATTCGTTTGTGGCAAATTTGCCTAGCCAGGCATCTGCAAAACTTTTCTTTTGCAGTGTGGTCTTTTCTTCTATTTCTTCTTCTGTGTATGTGGGTCTCAGTTGTCCAATAATAGTTTCAGGACCCATATTAAGTGCACGAATCACACTAGGATACAGACTGTTCAAGTCCATACTGCCCACCCATTCATGATAACCTTTCTTGGGGAACGCAACATAAGCACCTGCCGCTTTGCCGTCTTTCTCACCACGTTTACGATCAGGCACAATCATGTCGCGTCTGTGTGCTTCGTTGATGATTGCTTGCTCTGTGGTAGCCACAGCACCCATTGTGGTCGGCAACAACACTGTGTTGTCATGTGCAATAGTGTTAGCCAAATCTATAAACTGTAGTTTACTATCCAGTTTGTGCAACAGCATGACGTCCTGGATATTATATTCCAGGAAACGCTCAAAGTCATGATTGTATAATTTATCCAGGGATCCTTCGTAGGCTACTTTCTTTTCGCCCACTTCCATTTCACCAATATAGTCCAGTCTGTAACTATGTCGTTCCTCATAGTTGTACTTCATATACAGTTGCATATAATCTAAGTGCACCCGGCCCACTAAGTCATATGTCTGTTGCTCTTTGCCATATGCTTCGTAAATACGTTCTTTGGGTAACTGTTTCCATAAACACAGTCTGCGTGTTTCACTTCTGCCCATGACTTTGATAATACGGTTGATGGTATAAGGGATATCATACCCCTCGCTGTTCCAACCACTTAGTATGTCAGCGTCATCAATAAGTGTGAGGAATGTTTCTAACATTTCCTTTTCTGTTTTAAACAGCACAACTTCTGTAATATTACTAGCAATACTTTGTGCTTGACCCCAACTTAGTGTCTTAGGCGGAACAGCCAAACACACCATTGCATCCATCCATTGTAAGTATACTCCAATAGAAGTGATAGGCATAAATGCTTCTTCAGGACTTGCATACCCTCTACTAGGATCAAAGTCCACCTCGATATCGAAAAATGCAGTTTGTAGTTTAGGAATGTCAGCACCCTCATAGTGCTTGGCAATAGTTTTATTTACTGGCTTGATATCACTCTCATAAGTTTTATTGTGCTTGTTGAGAGCGATGTTCTTGTGAAATTCTTTGTAATTTTTACAGCGGATCTCTGTTACAGGTTCGCCATATATACTGCGCCTACTGCCCCTAGGATCAGCAACATAAAAGTTATATTCTGGTTTGTGGTCAACAAGGACTCGCTGACCGTTTACTCTTTCAACGACCCTAATCAGATCGTCTTTCTTGTCATAGATCGCATCTACGTAACTCAATGTGTCTTTCTCCAAGCACCACTTTCGGCTGGCGCAATACCAAGTTAATAATAGTTATACTATTAGAGTGTTCTACCAACAGTTTCCAGGATAGTTTCGAGTTCATCGAACTTATCAAATTCTTCTTGGAAACTTGCTTTGTGAGCAATACGGATTGCTTTGTTAAGAACACCAGGCTTGAGATCCATCTCTTCAGCGATTGCTTTGACAGTTTCTCTTAGACCTTCTTTAAGAGTTTCTACTTCGTATGTAACTTGCATACCTTCGTCAATCAACTTCTTGAGACGAGCTTTTTCTTCTTCGTTAAATGTTCTGTTAAATGCCATAGTGTGTATTCCTTAGTGTGTAGTTATTTATAGGCTATTTTCCATAGTATAGCAGAAATCCGAGCAATGTCAAGTGTTAATCCACACTGTAATAAGACCAGTCTGTTTTATCTCCTGGTTGCATCACTTGCTTAACTATACTTCCATTTATACGTTTTAATAAGGTTATAGGACCAGGAGCACTAGGTAATAACACCCAGCGATCTGACATTTCCATACCGCCACGAGATTCTGATTCTTTTTCTGCGAAGCCTAACTTTTGTAAATCGCCCCAACTAGGTCCATGGATAGAATAAGATGCATTGTTTATTTCTGGAGCATCTCCATCTTCTATACTGCGTTCTAGGCCTTTGAGCTTTTGCTCTGCTTTCTTAACTTGGTCTTCTTGTGTTAAAAATAACTCTTGCAATTTCATATCTTATTCCTCAATGTATACATTGAGTATTATATCTCTAAACTGGTTTCAAACTCAAAATCAAAGTCTAACACCTCGGCGAGCAAATCTGCTATTTCTTCGCCTTCTTCGATGTCCACTTGATGATCAAGAACTATTTCGTAAATATGACCGCCATGTGCCGCATCGTACGCCATCACATTGGCTTCAATAAAGTCACCGTCCTCGTTGTATGCTGTGACAACTTTTGTAGGTATCACACTCTGTACAACATCATAAAATTCAGCAACATCATCATTACTGATTTCATGTGGTACAACTAATCTACAAAATTTCTTGACAAATTCCATAATTTATTTTTTACCTGACCAAGCCTGAGCACCAAAGAATGCGGCAACAATACCTGCTACTGCAATAAAGTATACTCCGGCCATATCTCCTAAAATTCTAGCACCATCTTCTAGTTTTGCTACATTAGCACCAACAACTAGAACAGGGTATGCTAACATTCCATATAATGAGAACCACGCCATTTTACGTTGTGCGTCTCTCATTGCGTCTTGGTCTTCTAGTTCTTTACGTCTGAATTCCAAGTACATATCTTGTTCTGCTTTACTTACTTTACCATC